CAACAGGAGTATACTGGATTAATTGTTCCAAAGCATCTATAGCTATAGCACGCCGAAGATTACCAATCTTTTTTGCGGCGATTCCGTCTAGGAACTTATCGGCTTCTCTACCAAAATTTGAGCGTGTCAGCGGGATTGCCATATTAAGCCCTATAAACTCTTCCAGCCGAGAGTAAGAATTGAGCAACGATCTTTTCAGCCTGCGTAAATCTCTTCGCAGTCATTGAAGAGCCTTGATAACTCTTGGTTTGCGAAACAGGTCCAGCAGACTGACTTAAGTGAGTCAGGTTCCGAGCATCTGCCGCTACGTTTGTAAACAACTCTGCTTGCGAAGCCTCATAACCCATAATTGCAGTTACATCTTGAATCTGTGCAGGCACCGCAGTTGCAGCTATTACATAGCCATCATAATCAACAACATCGTATCGAGGCCACGATAAGGACATGCTGTTGTTGATTCGATAACCCAACCAGCGAACCTTAAACGAAGCCTCGATCCAATCTGTTGCTTTAATTAACGCTACCTCCTTATTTGCTGTGGATAATGCCGCCCAAGTCGCATTGCTACGATTAGATTGGTAAGTATCAGCATCAGCTACAGAAAGATAAGAGTTAGCGTTACTTTTTCCGGTACCGTCTTCAACAACAAAAGCCATAGTAAGAGTCCCCCCTGTGAGGAGATAAGATGGAAGTGTTATCTGCGCTACATTTTAGGGAATGGAGTCACACCCCCGCAGGGAGGACAAACTTAATCTACAGGATTACTGCTCCATCCTGCAAGCCATCAGAGGATTGAGAGTCTTAACGCCATAAAGAACGTCAAGAGCAACATTAACCTCTGAGTTATCGCCATCGTAATACAGGCGAGAACGGATAGCCAATCCAGTACGAGGATCGCGCACCGAAACAACACGAGCGCCAAGCTCGTTAGCCATGTCAGGAAGCTCGACCATTACCAACGCAAAGGCATCGCGGTGGAAAGCCATGCTTTCTGTCGTGGTGGTAGAAGCAGCGGTAAGAAGAGTGACAGTATCGCCATCAGAGTGAGCAACCTGAGCAGGCGGGGAAATACTCACCGTAACAGCGTTACCTGATGCGGTAGCCTGAGCCGTCACGGCATAGTTATAAACAACGCCATCGGTAGTAACCGAGAAAGTGTCACCTGCTTCAGCGGTGCCCGTTAAACTGCCAGCAACACCCGGATTAATGAGCATAGAAGTCGCTAGCTTATCGACCGCGGCACCCAGCGCAGCGTTTCCATCACTATCAGCCAAAGTACCTGTGGTATGAGACGGGACATTCTGGTTAGAGAAAATCTCGTATCCATACCTACGACCAAGATAACCGTTACGCTGCGTTTCAACACCGATGTTGCCCGCACCTTGCGACTGACTAAACGCTTCCAGTGCCAAGTAATCAGCTTCAACAGCGCCGTTGAACATCATGTGGAGATTACCCACATTCATGTCCACTTCGTTGTCAAACATTTTTTCGCGTGTGGCAACTAATTCCGCAACCGTTGCGCCCCCACCCGTCAGAGTTTGGATAGTGGGTACGTCCTTATAAAGAGCGCACAAGTCTGTGTCAATCTTTGTCGCTAAGGCATACGCCGCAGGACGGATATGATCTTCAATAATCCGATCCTGAGTATAGGCAAGCTGCTGATCGCTAACCGCGAACCGAACTTCCTGCCAAGAATCAAGCGTCATAGCCACGGTTTCCGTGATAACGCTCTGCGCCGCAGAAGAAGGAGCGGCCTGCGCCGTAAATGTGGACGGCTTACGAATGTTAATCGTATCGCCCTTACGGAAAGCCTTTCTCTCTTCATTATAACCCATGTAAACACGGTCAGCCATACCCAAAGCCTTCTCAAGCTGGATAAGGGCTTCTTGTGCGTAAAAAATCGGATTATACGCGCCTAAAACATTTGTACCTACTGCCGCCATTTTAAGACCTCTTTCTAATCAAGGTAGTTAACTACTGAGGAGACTTCCCATCCCAGGGCGTCTCACCGATCATCTGAAGAGGTCTACCCGACTTCTCCGCTGCTTCCCTAGCCGCTTTATACGCCGCAGGATCTCTCATATCCTGGGCGGAAAGAACAGCAGGATTCTTTGAGGCTACGGGCCTCCCATTATTTGAAACAGCGCCACTACCTGTAGCAGCCGTCCCTGAAAACGCAGGAGCATAACGCTCATCTGTCCTCAAAACTTCACCAACAAATTCGCTAATCCCCATCGGATCGTGGCTACCCGCCTTATTAGTAGGAAGGGGAACGCCGTCAGGCCCATAAACCCGAGCCTGAAAACCCTCGTCCGTTTCCTCTAACTTAGTACGACCCTCAACGATAGGAAGTAATAACTCTGCTGAACCACCATGAGCCCGAATAGCTGAAGCAGCTTCGGACTTAATCATAGCTGTATTTAATTGATTAAGAAGATAATCAGAACGAGTCTTAGACTCACCCATATCCCGATCATACTTCTCCTTAATCTTACTGACTTCTAATGCAATCTGTTCCCGAACCTTATCTTCAGGACTCCAATTTTGCATCTCGTCAGCCTTAGACGCACGAGTCAGTAGGTCTGCAACATCGTGACCTTCGAGCGACTCTCGCTGCTCTTTTAGCTGTGAACGGAGCTTGGTCCTTTCGTCTTTAACTTCCGCTAAGACTTTCTTTAGCCCCATCGTATCATCGAGGCCCCAACCATCTACAGATTCAACATCTAAGCGATAGAGTTCATCTGAAGTTGGAGAGGGCTGATAAAATGCTTGCATCTCAGCAGGCATTCCTACATATTCCTCTGAAGTTACAAGTGCTTTAATAGCCATACCATTCCCTAATTAACGTAACTGAAGTTCAAACAAAACAATGTCATCCCCAGCATACACTGGAGAAACACTGATTATGTTATAGTTAATACTATTTAATGTGACTCTATCTCCGACACCCGGAGAATTCACATCAGTATACTGTATAAAAGTACGAAGGTCATCTATCCTTATTGTATCCGTAGGTTGCATACCCTCGGTAAGAAAAGGAGCGGGAGGCGTTACCGAAGTAGAAACGGTGGCCCCGATAGTTTCGGTAACGTCTCCCGTAGTAGGATCACCCACTTTCGCAATTGAGTTGTAAGTAGCACTCAAACCCAAGTCCGTTAAAATGCTTGACGCAGCAGTTTGTAAATCAGTTCCTACCGACATTTACACTGTTCCTAACTGCATATCAACGGAGAAATCTTGTTCGCCCTCACCTAAATCCTGCGTAGGCGGCGCTTCGGCAACAAGAGGTTCCTGAAGCCTTAGCTTATCTTCGACTTCCTGCGCTACCGAGATGTCATCGGAAATGATACCTCGCCTCTTCAACTCACGCAAGTAAGTAGTATGGGAAATATCGCCACGCATACGAGCGGCATCTAAAGCACGAATATCCTGCTCCGATTTGAAGCTCAGGCCAAACTCGTTAAACACGTCAACCGCAAAATCCTCGGGAAGCTCTACGCCAACCCAGGTTGCAGCAAACATATACGCGGTTTCAATTACATTCTCAAGGCTACGAATCCATGCTTGAATCGTAGTCATTGTGCGAGATTCTACGCCCACTACCTCAGTAGCAGTTCTGGATTTTACCGCAGGCTGCACGAAGGGCTGCATACCCAGGACTTCCATTTGAATCTCAAGGTCTTTTAAATCATCGCGCCCCGCTCCGATTGCTTTTCCTGAATGCTCAACGAAGGACATTTTCGCATCAGGATCAATAGAACGAACGGCGTTAAAAGGTCCGAGAGTAATGGGCTCTTCTAATTCTTCTTCCGTGACTCCTGCCTGATGTAAAATCGGCATTCGCGCAATACGAAGAATGTTTCTTTGATCTGAGTAGCTCTGCCAATGGCAGAGGTTCAGCCACGCCAAATCCATCAGGGCAGGCTCGGCCAGCATCGGCCCCATCTTATGTGTATAGAAGGGGATCAAGGGAACACCAGGATAGGTGTGCGTTCCCTCGCTATGGACAGT